CGCTTGTGCCAGCCGCTGCCGGCGCAGCGCCTCTCGCTGCACCTGGTGCTGCGCTGTCGGCGGCCGCTGTCGCTGAGAAGGCGCCCGGCGCGCTCGGCAAGGCTGCGGGGCTTGGCGGCGGCGCGGTAAAGCTGCTGGGCAAGGCAGCGACGCCGCTCATGCTCTTGAGCGGGATCGCAGAGGCCGCCGATGGCATCCAGAAAGGCGACGCTGGCCAAGTCGGCGGCGCCGTCGGCGGGATGGCGGGTGGCTGGGGCGGAGCGGCTGCCGGCGCAGCGATCGGCACGATGATTTTGCCGGGCATCGGCACGGCCGTCGGCGGCCTCATTGGCGGCATTGCCGGCAGTGAGCTCGGTTCGTGGATTGGCGACAAGCTCGGCAGCGCAGTGGGCACCGTGGCCGACAAGCTGAAATCGCCTGAGGAAACGGCCGCGGCGGTGGTGAAAAGCAGCGAGGAGCGCAAGGAAATCAACTTCTCGCCGAGCATCACCCTGCAGCCAAGCGGCGACCCGGCCTACGACCAGATGCAGGCCGACAAGATTATCGCCAGGCTCAAGGCCGAGTTGCTGCCGATGCTTGGCGGCGCCGATCAGCTGGCGGTGCGACGCAGTTCGTCTTTGACCGATGGGAGTGATTGAGCATGGCGCAGCAAATGGCGCTTGGGGAGTTCATTTTCGGCCTGGCCACCAACTTTCCCTATGAGACGCTCGACCGCAAGACTTCGGGCGGCTGGGTGAGCCTGGATATCATCAGCAGCAAGCCCAAGTCGCACAACACCGGGCAGGGCCTGGAAACGCTGAGGCTGACGGGTAAGGCGCAATGGGCGGAAGGCATGGCCAAGCTCGACGAGCTGCGCGCCATGGCCGACGCCCGCAAGCCTTACCCGCTGGTCGACGGCGTGGGCCGCGTGTGGGGCCGCTGGCGTATCGATGACGTCAGCGAGAACCAAAAGCGCGTCCTGGACGACGGCACCGCGACCTTGCTCGAGTGGTCGCTCGAGCTGCAGGAGTTCGTCAATGCGTAGGGTCCGAACCATCGCGGGGGACTCGGCCAACGTCCTGCTTTACCGCGAGCTCGGCCGGTCGGATGACGCGGCCGAGGAGGCTTTCTGGCTGCTCAACAAAACGCTGGCCGAGCACGGGCCGGTGCTGCCTTCGGGGCTGTGGGTGCTATTGCCCGAGCTCGAGGCGGCGCCAGCGAACGCTGCACCGGTCCGGGCCTGGGATTAAGGGGGATTTATGTCGTTGGGGTACACGCCGGCCGTCGAGGTGACGGGCGCAAATGCTGGGCTGATCAACTCCCGGTTAATCGACTGGGAGTACGTCGACGCGGCGGGGGTCCAGTCGGACACCCTCAGGTTGACGGTGAGCACTGAGGGCATCGAGGGACTGCCAAGCGTCGACGAGAAAATCGGCTTTCGGCGCGGCTACAAGGAATCCGGCCTGGTCGACGCTGGCCAGTTCGTCGTTACGCGCGTAACACCGCAACTGTTCCCGTCGCAGCTGCAGATTGTGGCCACGGCCGCGCCGTTCAAGGTCGCCGACGAGACGGAATTCAAGGCGCGTCGCTCGGCCAGCTATGGCCCGACGACCTTGGGCGCGGTGTTCCGCGAGCTGGCTGGCCGTCACGGCTTCTCGCCGCGGATCGCGCCCGAGCTGGACGCGATCAAGATCGAGCACGTCGACCAGTCGAACGAGACTGACATGGGGTTCTTGACCAGGATCGCGCGCCAGTACGACGCCGTCACGAAGCCGGTAAACGAGCTGTATGTCATGGCTCGCCGCGGCCAGCTCAAGTCGCTGTCGGGCAAAACCCTGCCGGTGATGACTATCTCGCTCACGAACGACAACAGGCCGGGGGATTCAGCGTTTATCCAGGCGTCCCTGGACGACGACAGCCGCGCCAAGTTCAAGGGCACGCGCACGACCTGGTGGGACGCGGCGACCGGCAAGGAAAAGGTGGTCGAAACTGGCGAGAAGCCTTTCAAAAAGGTGCGCCAGCGCTACCAGAACGAAGCCGAGGCAAAGGATGCCGGCGAGGGTGAACTGCGCAAGATCAAGCGCAGCGCGTACAAGGTGCAGATTGATTGCCCTGGTAATCCTGGCTACGGCGCCGAGGGCCTGGTCGTGCTCGATGACAGCTGGCCCAGCTTCATGCGCCAGCAGTGGTCGATCGACAAGGTTACAGAGCGTGGCAGCCGAGGACAGAGCTACCGCTGCACGATTGAGGCATCTGTGCCGCTGGAATGAAAAAGCCCCCACTGCCTCGCGGCGGTGGGGGCTTTTTTCGTTCCTGGTGCTCGCTACTCGAACAGTGCGGCGGGCATGGCGGGCGGCTTCACGTAGTCGCGCATTACAGGCGGTAGCCCCTGCAGATCGCTGACGTTGGCCAGGCGGTCGACGACCTTGATCGCGCCGCCGTTGCCGGCAATCCAGGTGCCGTCCCGGTCGAGCCAGGCGCTTGCCGGCGCGCCGTTCTGGTAGTGGCACACGCCCCAGCGCTGGCCGTCGAACTTGTCCACGCTGCAATTGACCTGCAGGCCGACGCGGTCGCTCACGCGCTCGAGCGCGTTGGCGTCCTTGTTGGCCAGGTCGTTGAATCCGAGGATGACCAGGACGGCGACGCCGAGGCCGATCAGAAGGGGCTTTGCTTTCATGCTGCGCGTATCTCCATTGCGTGATGGCGCGCAGGGTAACAAAAAGCCCGCCGAGTGGGCGGGCTTGTGGGGCGCGCTACATGCGCGACGCTGATGCAGGGGCGGGCTCTAGGGCGTCGATCGCTGCGTCGGTTTCGGCCTTGGTCTGGTGCAGCTTGCCGCCAGCCATGAAGCGCAGCCCTTCGTGCAGGAGGCGGCGATAGCGCCTGGCGTCCGCCCTGATCGCCGCGTCGGCCACCTCGGCGCCCTTGCGGTCGTTCCAGGAGCTGACAGCCAGCGCGATCGCTTCGTCGTAGTCCTCGGCGGTGTAGAGCGTCACGCCGACGGCTGCCGGCCGTGCGCCGCACATGTGGCAGAAGGCTTGCGCGTCACCGTCGACGCCGTCGCCGTAATCCTCCTGGCGCAGGATTTCGCCGCACTCTGGCTCGGGGTGGGTCAGCATTACGCGCGTTGCTTGCTCGCCGCACCAGGGGCAGGGCGCGAGAGCGTCGCGGGGGTCGGTGGTGGTCATGCCGGTTGCTCCTGGTGCGGATGGGTGTAGGTGGTCGTCATTGGGTCGCCGGGAATCTGCTCGAGCAGCTCGGGATCGGCGCCCAGCTTGCGGCATACGGCCATGGCTGCGGCCTTGGCACTCTCGGCGCTGCTGGCAGTCACGCCAAGGCGCATGGCTCGCGCCTGGTAGGCGCTGCAGCTCATGCGCACCTTGATGGTAATGGCCATGTCAGCGCCCCCAGCGGTCGTCTGGGCCGCCGAATCGGCGGTCGGTGCGCCCGTCGTTGTCGAGGTCGCGATCGGGGCCGCCGAACGTCGCGTCGGTTCGCCCGTCGTTGTCGCGGTCCCGGTCAGGCCCGCCGAACTTGGCGTCGGTGCGGCCGTCGTTGTCGATATCACGGTCGGGGCCGCCGAACCTGGCGTCGGTGCGCCCGTCGTTGTCGAGGTCGCGGTCAGGTCCGCCGCACGTAGCGTCTTTGCGCCCGTCGCGGTCTATGTCGCAGTCGCGGGCGTGTGCCGGCGCGGTGGCGGCGATCGCCAGCGCGACCAGGAGTGCAGCTGCAGGGAATTTCATGGTTGGTCGTCCTTGTTGGTTTCCTGGTGGTCGAAACGCTGGGTGTAGAGGCGGTGCAGGAATACCCACGCCAGCTGCAGGCCGAGAGCAATGGCCACGATGCCGGTAAACAGGAACTGCAGGCCGGTCGGGTCGTCGGTGCGCTTCACTGGGCAGCCTCCCCGATCGAGCGCAGGAAGCCGTGCCAGGCGATCAGGCAGCACTCTTGCGCGAAGTAGGCGCGCACCAGGGCGCGATTGGCTGGGTCTACTGCATCGCGCAGGCTCATGCTGCGCACTGTGGTATAGTCGCGGTTGGACATGGTTAACCCCCTAGGTCTATCGGTCCTTGCCCGGTTAGCGGTTGCAGCCGCTGCCGGGCGTCTCTATCACTTCAATGACTTCAATCGACGCGCCAGCTCCTCCTGGTCCTCGATGCTGTAATGCCCCTCCCCTTGCTCGTACTTCCTGAAAAGGTCGTCGAGCGCCTCGATGATCAGGTACTTAACAGGCACGTTGTCGAGCGACATGTTTTTAATGTCGGTGGTGCCCTTGTGGTACTTCGTCGGCACGATCGCTTTTAGCTGCTTCTCCTCGACAGCGTCGCTCACAACGGCGCGGCGGGCCTTCTCGACATGCGGCTCAATGCCAGACGCGACGGCGCGGCTTGGGCGGGCGGTGGTGATTTTCGAGGTGGTCATTTATCAAGCTCCAGCAGCTCGGCGGTCAGCGCTTCAATCTCGAGGCGGGCGTCGTCGGACGGTGGTAGGTCCATAACGCTATTGCCCTGGGCGATGCCCTTGCCGTAGGCGACGCGCTGGTGCGTTTGGGTGGCGGTGATCGGCATTTCGTAGTTGAGCAGCGCCTGCTGCGCGTCGCGCTCGAGGAGGGTGCCGGCGATGGCCCTGGCGATCATCAGCACGGCCTTTGGCGTGCCCCCGGTAATCTCCTGGCGGTCCTTTACGAGCTGCACCATGTCGGCGGTCGCCCATATGTCGTACTGGCTTGGCTGCACGGGGATGACGACCAGGTCAGAGGCCTTAACGGCGTCAGAGGTAAGGGTGCTGATTTGCGGTATCCCGTCGATGATCACGTAGTCGTAACCGCTCGAGATACGCGGCAGGTCGCGCTTTAGGGTTTCGCGCATGATGACGCAGGGGATCAGCGTAGCGCTGTCAGCGCGGGAGGTTGCCCAGTCGGTTGCCGAGCCTTGGCGGCCGTCCAGGTCGACCAGGAGCACGCTTTTGCCGTGCTTGTCAGCCAGGCAGCACGCGATATTGGTTGCGGTCGTGGTCTTTGTCGTGCCGCCCTTTTGGTTCTGTATTGTCCAGACTCTTGCTGCCATGTCGAAGGCCTCGCAGTTGGTGAGGCCCTCAATATACGTACAAATGTACCTTTGTACAATAGGCCTAAAGGTCAAAGGTACAAACAAACAGCGGCGCGAAGCGCCACATTATCCGTCACTCTGCCCCCGCGCCGAGCGCTGTCCTTACCCCTTAGCGCTGCAGCCCTTGCTGCATGCGGGTTAGGCGCTATAGCCCTGTAGAAAGGACCCTGCCTGGTCCTTGGGGTGTATAGGCGCTTGACGCTCCTTTATGGCCTGTTGGCCATCAACCAGGCTCATTCCGCTATTAGTCCCCCGCAAGCTATCACCCTTGGCAAATGGCATTATGACATAGGGCTATGGGTGTATATGTACACCCATAGCCCTCTATCCCCATGCACCCATAGCCCGTACCTGTATACACCCATACCCCTAAAT